ATGCGCAGCGAGCCGTAATACCCAAGGCCAGTCGTGCCAGCCCAGCCCTGGTAGGTGTTTGTTCCCACCCAGGTTGACGTGTTCCAAATGCCTTCGTCCCAAACGGCTCCGCTGTCCTTGGTGAAGAACGGCGAGCCGCCCACGGGAGTGAGCTGGAACTGCGTGTTCATCTGCAGCTTGATCGCTGGCGCAGCCGTCGAGATAAACGTCGGACGCACCATGCCAAACTTCTTGAGCTGGGCGGGCGTGTTGAACGCCTGGAAGGACGTCTGCACGTCTCCCTCGACATAGTTGCCGCCGTCGCCATTGACGTCTGCGCCATCTTTGTCGCCTGTCAGACCTTCGCAGACGTAGCCGTCAACCGTTCCAAACAGCAGACGGCCACCAATGATGCCGGCGCATCGCATGGGGATACCGACAAACTGACACCAGGCGCCTGTGATCACGTTCATCGCAAACTGGCGATACGTTCCACCGTCAGCCGGCAGCTTGATCACCATCACGTCGGAAGACGGGACGACAAACACGTCAAAATACTTTTCGTTGATTAGCTTTCGAACCAGGGGCGCAAAGACCGACTGAATCTTGGACGCGGGGCCGATCTGCTGGTCTTCGGTGTACTGGCCATTGACGAGCTTGGACATGGGGACCAGGCCTAGCTCGGAGACGATCATCACGTCACCGCCAAACGGGGTGAAGAACGTGCCGTGCTTAGGCACGGGGCCGACGTACCAAACGCCCTTCAGGCTGAAGGTGTCGGCGCTGGTAGGGTCAGTGCCCTGCCACACGCCGATGTCGCCCTCAGTGCCGACCATGATCAGGTAATCATCGATCGAGAATCCGGCGTCCATCGTCCAGTTGATCAACGCGGAAACGTAGCCGCCGTTGCGCAGGTTTGAGCCCATCGCAAACGATGTGCAGCTGCCGGTGACGACGTCTACGGCGTCCAGGTAGTAGACGTTCGAATCACCTTCTGCGGTAAACCAAACGCGCTGCTTCCAGACGGCCACGGTGCGCACGGTTGTGGGCAGGCCGGTGGTTGTCGCTGTGCGATCGACCCAGCCAGTGCCCGTGCTGTAGGTCCAGTACCCGGCGCCAGGCGAGACGGCCAACAGGAAGGTGTCGGCAGGCGTGGAGAACTGAGTCGTCCACCACTCGTCAGCATCACTGCCCGTGCCTGTTACAGCAAGCACGGGGGCGCCGGGGTCAGTCACGTCATAGATGTTGCCGTTGGCTGCAATGAAGCGCTTGTCGTCATCGTTGACGGGCGCCTTGTAGCCAAACACAGACTCGACAGAATCTTCCAAAGGCGTGGTGTATGAGAACCAGCCTTTGCGTAGCTCCACGCCCTGCTGGCGCGGGATGAAATTGGTTAAGGCAAGCGCGTCTAGTGGCGACATGGCCGCGATAGGATCGCGGTAGTTCAAGCCACCTGTTGGGGCTGGAATGACACCTACCTGCGCTGTTTGAGCGGCGTATGACCTTCTAGAAACACGCGGTGATTGAAGCGGCAACAGAGGCATGATCAGACTCCATAACCGGTGTCTGGCGTGTTCGTCAGAGGCTGGATGTATGGGAAGCGGAAGTCACGCGTCATGCTCAAAACAGGGGCGCCCTTTTCTGCGCCCTTGCGGTTCTCAAACGCGATCTGGAAGTCGCGCATGGCCGCGGCAGTGTCCAGGCCCTTCATCTCGAGCCACTTCACGCGGGTGTACAGCGTGATCAGCGTTGGATCGAGCAGAGCCTTGTCACCGTTCTTGGTGATGCGGTTCTTGTACAGCGTTGGATCATCCTGGTCCTGCACCCACGCCTGAGACAGATAGAACACGTTCATCGTCTGGGGCGAGTTGGGAGGCGCCAAGACATAGATCAAGTTGTCGCGCACCTGCCAGTAAAACGACAGCACTGGCAGCGTTGTGCGGATCAGCAGCTGCTGCCACATCTGTGGCGAGACAGGGCCAAGGGAGGGGAACTGCGTTGTCGCGTTCCAGTTGGTTTGGTCGATCCAATCGAAGAAGTCTTCAGGCAGAGGAAAACCTTTTTCCTTCTGGTTGGTGTAGTCAGACTGAATCGGGATCACATAGTTTTTGATCAGCTCCTGCCAGTCGTACATGGTGAGCAGCTCAATGCCGGCCATGTTGGCCGCCTGGATGAACTGCTGAACCGTAGGATCTGGATCGCCGGCAGGGTCTTGAGGGACGGGGAAGGCCACCATCGAGGCCACGTTCTGCACGATGGCCGAGAGGGTCGATTCGTTAACGATTTGAAAGGCCATCCCCTACTCCTATTTACTCGACGTCAGCTGTTGCTGGCGCCACGTTGCGCTTGGCGGGCTTGGCGCTGGCTTGCAGTGCCTCGACCATCGTGCGCAGGTTCTCGATCTCCGCGTCGCGCTTTTGCAGCTCGGCGTTCATCTTCTCGATCGGGGCGTTGTTGGCCGCGACCTCCATGAATGCCTTGGCGCGTTGCTTGTCTTGCTGGAATGACATGAACTTGCCGCCCAGGTTGTCATTTGCGTCAGCGAGCTGCTCGACGGTGATGATCTTGAAGAACTTGTATTCCTCAACCTTGGACGCGTTCATGCCTGGCAAGGCGCTCAATGGAGTGCCGGTGACAGCTTCTTCCTGGCCGGCCTTCCACTTGTTGTATCGGTCCTGAAAGCGAAAAACGTCCTGCTGACTTAGAGGACGCTCAATCACAGAGGACTTGTCGCCCGGCACATGAATGCGGACGTAATCGACTTCTTCATACACAGCGCGGCCAGCTTCCCGGCTCTTGCCAGGTTGCATGACAGGCTTGCGGAAAAACTCGACGTAGAGTTTGTTATCGGCGGCAAAGCGAGTCTCGTCCGGTTTGGAAAAGTCGCTTGGCTCGTCGAAGATGGTTGGTGTCGTGGGTTGCATCTCTGACCTTTTTTTATTGATTAAGCGTTGGTCTCGATCTTGAGATCGGTACCAGGGGAACCACCGATGCGGGAACCGCCGATGGATGCACCGTCAACGCCTGTCAGGCCAATGCCTTCACAGACGGCGCCAGTGTCTTGGGACGCAGCCGTGTCTACGACTGCGGGAGCTGCTGCAGATACTGCTGCACCATAAGTTGCTGCCATGATTTATTTCCTTCCGTTAAAAAACCCGAGGGGTTGTGGGTCTCCCCAGTCCCTCGGGAAAGGGAGACCCACGACGGCCCACCAAAATTAGTTTTGGATACGACCTTGGAACTGAGCACCAGAGGTGGTCAGGTTGCCAGCCCAAGCCAAGATCTGAACTTCAGCGTCCTGGTTGATGGCGTAGCGACGGTTAGGCGACAAAGGAACCATGTTGCGGTCCTTGTGAGGGCGCCATTTGATGTACTTGCTGTTGAGCATGAAGCCGGTGTTGGCAGGGCAATAGCCGCCGATACCGCCGTCCAGAACAACGTCAGCATCCATGAACTTCAATGTGGGGAAGCCCAAATTGCCAGTCTCAGGAGATGTGAAACGCTGCTGAGCTTGCAAGCTGCCCATGTAGTAAGTCCAGTAGTTGTTGTCCAAGACGATCAAGTCAGGACGATCAGTACCGCGAACCAAAGAAGACCACAAAGAGTTCATTGCGGCTTGGATGGTGGTGGCGCTGGGAGTCACGCTTTGAGCGCTGAAGTCATACAACTTGGAGCGCCAGAACGTCCATGTTGCGCGGTTGATGCCACCGTAGGTGCCAGTTGTGGGGTCAGCAGGCACAGCGGCGTTCAAGCCAGTGACTTCCTTACCGCCAGAGCCAGTACCGTCTGAGTAGATGGACTGAGCAAGCTGGTTCACCATCGTGGATTCAGCCACGTTCAAGCGAGCTTCGAGCAAGTCGATGAATTGCTCCTTGCCACTGTTTTGCAACATCTCGAGGCCAGACATCACGACGGGCACTGCGTACTGCTTGATTTGGAATTCAGCAGCAGAGATGACGTCTTGAGCAGCCACAGGCAGCAAGTCGTAACCAGAGTAGAAACCGCCGTTCGCGTTTTCGGCGAATGAGAGTTCTTCAAAGATTGTGTTACCACCAGAGATGGTTTTGACGTTGCCGCGTGTGTTTAAACGGGACAACAGGGCGTTGTTTTTAGTAACGTTGTCAGCGATCTGACGTGTGCGTGACTGGATCGTCGTTGCGACGATGTCACTTACATTTGGAAAAGCCATGATGATTCCTTTTTCATCTGATTTAAAACGAGCTTGCGCTCACCTTTTTCAGATGCGCCTACGCGAACCTTTCACAGTCCGACTTCGTCGTAGGTGGGACGCGAAGCGTCTCCTAGGAGCATGCGGTGGCTGGGGTGCTTGGGCACACCAGTCGAGATTTCTCTCAACGTGGTGTGATTATCGCATTACCTTGAGGTCATTGTGATGGCCGCCTCGATTGCAGAGCGCACATCGGTGCTTTCTTGCCTCAAGGCGCCCATTGGCGCGGAGCCGGAAACCTGCACGGCAGCCGACCTGGCTTTCTGTGCTGCGGTCGTTGTCTGCTGTGCGCCGCGAGCTTTGGCGCGCTGGGAAAGCACAGAGCGAACGTTGTCGTTCATCAGGCAGGCCTTTTTGTAAGCATCCTGCAAGGTGATGTTCTGGCCGCGGCGTTGATGCGTCTCGATGATGTCGGCCATGTCCTCTCGAACGTCTTCGCCAAACTCAGCGCGGTCCAAGAACGTGGCGACCTCGGTCTGCGCGGCCTGGGTGGCCTGCTGCTGCTGTTGATACTGGGCCTGCTGGAACTGCGTCAGCATCTGCTGCACTGGCGCCAGGCGCTGGTTGAGCACCTGCTCCATTGCGACCTGCTGGGGGTCCTGGCGCGGTGTTTGGCCAGCCAGGGCGCTGTCGAGCATCTCGATGAAGCCATTGCCAAAGCGGCCAGTGCCAAACTGGTTGACGATGCCGGCCACCAGCTGCGCGAGCTCAGGCGCCGTGCCGGTGCGCAAACGCGCTGCGGTGCCCATCAGGTTGTCGATCGCCTGCAAGGGGTTGCTGTTCTCGGCCTTGATAAACGCCTGGTACGGCTCAATCGTCTTCATCACGGCCTCGGCAGTCTTGCGTGCCTCGGCGGTTTCTTGCAGCGTGCGTGCGACCTCGGTCTCGCGGCGCTGGATCTCAGCACGCACTGGCTCAGGTAGTGAGCCCCAGTGCTCGCGAATGTCAGGACGCCATGAAGCTGGCGCCCTTTCGCCTTGCTGACGCGGCTGGGATTTGGGTCCAGCCTGGACACCCTCGGGTTTCTTAAATTTTCCTTGCTCGTCTCTTTCCGGTTGTTGAGCGAGCTCGTTATCGGCTGGCTTGTCCTCAGAAAGTGCATTCAAATCCTGCGATGCGGCGGGATCTCCTGTGGGCTCGGAGAATACTGCGACGGGCTCGCTGGACTCAACCAGGTCCGGGGCCGATACGGCCTCGGGTGCTGGCGCTGTCTTCAGCGGCTCATCTGATTTTTCGAACGCGGCCTCAAGGGCGTCGCGCATGGTTGTCGTGGGTTCTGACATGGGTTATCACCTGTTTTGAAGTTTATGAATTGCGCGCTCTATGTCGGCACGCTTAAATGAACCGCCCTCGGTCATGTACCGTTCGCGGCTTTCTTTGGCTTTCGCCCAAGATCCTGTGAAATCGTCCATCGTTGTGAGACCCTTGGCCT